TCCATTTTCTAGAGATTTACCTATCACACCGTCTCCAAATAGTATTTCTGGTATCTGATATTCACTCTCTTCTAAGAAAAATACCTTAGATGTAGAATCTATCTTAGTAATATCGGTTGCTTGTAGATATTTTTCTGTAATTGTACCAGAAGTTACCTCTACAATCATGCTTGTAGTGTCAACTCTCTCGTTAGTAAGTATAAATCTCTGTCTTTGTGTAGTATCTTTTACAAAAGTATCGGTTAAGAACAATCCCTCAAACAAAACTGTATTGTTAAATGACGCAATACCTGTCAAACTATCTACAGATTGCGAAATATCAGTCGGAACTGAGAATACAAAGTTATTATTATCTAATCCTGTAAAGTTTAGAACCAGTCCTGCAGCGATTGTAACTGATTTAGGGTAAGGAAATGCTGTTTGTACAGCAATGTCAACTATGGTACGTGCTGATTTTGCAGAACTAGGTGTGTAACCAATCATTCTTGCAAGTTTTACAACGTTTTCTCTTAAAACTGCTGTTTCTAGGAACCCCTCATTGACTGCAAGGTTAGCATTTACACTTGTGTAATATGTGTTGTATGCTAATGTATCAATTAATACAGTAAGAGACGATCCCTCGAAGTCATAATCACTAAATTGCGACTGTGCCTTCAAATATTCTTTTATTTGTGCCTTGATCTGGTTGAACTCAAGGGCATTGACTTGATTAAATGCCATTATGGTTTAAATACTACACTAACATCATCAAATTTCGGTTTTAGACCAATTATCAGATAATTAATAGAACAATTTAATGCATTTCGATCTTCTTCAAAGTCTACAGAGACAGTAACACCTGTTACTCTTGGTTCATGTATCTCTATTGCCTCTTCAATCCTATTTTTGACCTCTAATTCTAATCCAGAAGTAGAATTCTCAAATAATAGACCAATGATATTGCCACCGAAGAACGGATCAAAAGGTTTTTCGTAAAAATTATATAAAACTATATTTTTTACTGATTCTTTGATAGCAGCTTCGTTTTTTAGAGACAAGATATCATTAGTCACTGCATTCTTCTCGAACGTTAGTGAAAAATCTCTAAAAGATTTTGATATCAAGGACATTGCGAACGTACTATACCTTCATCAATGTATTTATACTCGTTTCTCGTAATATTTTTTAAGGTATGCATCTGACCTTGGATCAGTAATCAAATATCTACAATACTCATTACCATTATCATAGAAGTCATCTGACATATCTACAGGTACGTTTGCATTCCTTCCACCATCTACGATTCTATTTGCCTTGCCCACGATACCTCTTCTTTGCTCTGTTTCTAGAGGTTGCACCATACCTTGTATGCTTTCCTCTACCTTGTGATGTCTTTTTGGGTTTTGTGTCTACCCCTACTTTACCCATGCTGTATGTTGTTGCCATAATTAACCTCCTGCGAAAACGTTTGATGATCCTGCTGCAACTGATGTGCAACCTGATATTCCATCCCCTACTCTACCACATCCTTTGCCATTTACAAATACGGTTGTACTCCCTGTTGCAATTGGTGCAGAATGACCAGGACAAGGGGAACCTGGTAATAGATGTCCAGTATTATTATCGCCCTGACGAGAGATACCTATACCATTACAAAAGACATCAGAAGAACCTCCTGCTCTAGTCATACCAGAACAATGGGTTACATCTGCGTCTCCTATTCTTGTTACAGCGGGCATTACTTTCTCTCCCTTGATACTAGTTCTTGTAAGTATTGAGTATACTTGCTCATTTCGTTATGCTGCTCCTCTGTATGAGGAGGTTCGGGTGACACTGGAGCAAATTCAATCAAATGATCAAACTCGTCGGGAAGGTCACCACATCTATCGTATTCGAGGATCTTACCCTCGTCCTTTATTACGAACTTTCCTTCCAGATTTTCTAACATAATACTTTTTAGGTATTTAGAGACCTACGCGGTCAGAACGCGGTTTTGGGGGTTTTACCCAAAAGTCCCTATATTATGTGATTTACGCATTGGTGGATACTTATACTTTAAACGAACTGGAATCGGTCTCTTAGTCACCTGTAAGTATATCCGTAGTAATGTTTCAGTATCTACCAATTGACATCACCATCGCTAGTCCTTTCTATAAGTTGGGTAATGCATTTATCGTGGTCACATACAACATCAACAAGTTTCTCATACTTGTGATCATCAGATCTCTTCATATAGAGATTATAGTTAGATAGTTTATGCTCTAACTCTCCTACTTTTTCTGTCAGTTTATCTATTGCTTTCCACGCTGCAGAGTGCCTCAAAAGTAACTCTTCATACCTATCTCTAACATCCCTATCCACATGTGTGAAGTAGTCGCCTGACATCAAATTTCCTCCTTGAATACTAGTTGTTCATTATTATCATAGTTCAATCTCCAATCATCCGTGATAACATAGTAACCAATGATACTAGAACCATCACACCTATATCCATATGCTCTTACTTTTTGTCTTACATCATCTATAAGAAATGTTTTGGTTCCATTTAGGTAAGTGGAGAACCGTTCGTCGAGGCGGATCATAGGTCGGTAGAGAAGAGGTCAACTTGTGATATTTATTATATCACGAATTCCACACATATGTCAACGTTCACAGTTATTGATAAAGGTATCCCACAGTGTTGGGAGGTAAATCAGTTAACGGTGTGAGTCTGTCTTGGTGTTTCTCTATACGTCTACCTTTAGAGGGAGTGTACATAAACTCTCTCATGTTCTCAGCGATCTTGCCTTTCTTGTGTTTAGTGTATGCTTCTTTCATCGTCCAGAGATCGTAGAAGATATCCTTGTCATCAGTGTGTTCAAACTTATGGAAGTACCTCTGAGATATCTTTCCAAAGGGGCGATCTTTCATATACTCAATGTCAACACCAATCTGTTTTGTAGATACAGCAACGACGCTAAAGATATGACTGTCCGATTTATTCCAATGCATCGTTATAGGTTCTCTACAGTCTAGGGTGCGACTACTCAGAAATTCCCTCATGGCAAATCTTATCAGACCGCCAGAGGGATGATTAGGTTCATTGATGTTACTGAAGAGGTATACGTGTGTGTCCTCTGTGCAAAAAATTCTAGGGGGCATATTTTGGAAAAATTTTTTATTTTATATCACGCTCGCGGATGCAAGACTTTATAGATTAGCTCTCTGGGACTCCTTTAAAACGCCCCCCCGCCCGCGAACTGGGTTAAGAACTGGATCGCTGCTTAAGTTCGACTTAAAGACCAGTGCGTCGGTCACCTTGAAAGTCTTACGCGATCCAGATTGTGTGGTCTTACATTTAGATGAGGGATTACTATCACTCTGTTTCAGTGCTACCTACATCAGGTTTGCCACGTTGCCTAGAATGGGCAGTCGTCAGGGACGACAAACTCTGGTTTCTCACCTGACAACCAGACTGCTCGCTGCTCGTCTTGCCATTCCATGTGTGCTACACGCTTAAGCATTTCGTCAACGTGGGTCTTTTGCATCATCTGCTCATATGTCAGGTCATGCTCTAGCATATACTCTGTATATACTATGTCACGATATAACCCCGTGCTGAGAGTATCCATTATATAACCCCCACTGCACCGAGATCGCCATAGCAACCCTCGACTACTCTCTTTCCGTTGAGAGCATACCAGACGACCTCTGCATAACCATAGTCTTCTGAGATGCTAAGGCATAGTTCATCTGCGAACTGGTGACTAAGCACTGGTTCTTGAATGTTTGTATTTGGGACTTCGATAAATCTTTGAATTTGCATAATCTAAAATGTGATGTAATTGCTTTGTTATCCTTATTATAACCCTTATATGGGTAGGGGGTGGATAAACCCCCCATACTGTAACAATCGTTAATATTGTCTTTCTATCTCTTGAATGAGTTCTGTTAACTCGTCATAGTCTGCCATTGTCCAACTTGCACCGTCTGGAGTTTGTAGATAATCCATATTTTGCATTTCGATGATGAAGTCGAACAAGTCGTCGCATCTGCTTGCGATGTGGTATAGTCCCTCATCGTTGTTAATCCATAAGGCACAGTTCCAAGTAGTCCAGTTTGCCCAACCGTTATAGTCGTTGTTTGGTTTAACTGTGTTTAGTTCTTGTTGAAGAGTTAAAGTCATGTTTGCTTTAATTGATTTGTTACTTGTATTATAGCGTGGACTTATAGTAATTGGCAATACGCGAGATACACGCCACGCTATCAAATGTTACGCTTCGTAGAAG